ATGAACAAAGGTATGAAGGTCACAGACCACAAACGGACATTTCCAATTGATAAGGAATACACCCTAACCTCACCAGAGTGGAAGGACTTTGTGGTTAAACACATCAGTGAGACCCAGGAAGACGAGATTTTGCAGGGAGACATCGTTGTAGATGGTCCTTGGCACACGATTGAGGAAGTAGATGGAGCGAAGGTTCTGCTTCTTACCTATAAGACTATCTGGGTAGGGAAGCCCAAGGCTAATGCGTTTGTTTATTGCGTGAATAAAATTAACAAATACAGGGAGGAGGCAGCCAATGCTGGAGACAATCAATAGTATCTTGGGTCTTGCGACACTAGCAGTCGCAGTGTTTGCGTTTTTCGGAACGATTTATCTATTAATTTGGAAATTAGGAGGAGGAAAGTAATGAAAGATTTGTTCAAAGTTCTCGGAGGAGCACTCGCTCTATCAGCAGTCATCGTTTTAGTAGCCTATTCAGCGTTCTGGATGTGGATTATGGCGTTTATCTACCTAGGTTATGGGATGTCAGTCATTGTTTACATCACTGTGGTTGCCACTGCAGCCTTTCTCATTAAAAAGTTTGCATAGTTCTTGACTTGTGTATACGGTAGGGTATACAATTGTATGTAAGTAGTGGGGTTAATATGGCTCTACCCTCCGAGCCACGCCACATCTTTGATGCGACAACCCCCACTACCCCCTAAAAGGAGACTATGAAGACCTACAATGTCAGAAATTTTAAGATAAAAACCAAAGAAGCCTTAGATATTGTATCTACAGGCGAAACAGTGCTCATCATCAGAGGTGGTGAGCTCTTTAGATTGGAGAAGTTCAGTGAAAAACAAGAAGTTAGTGAGCCGTCTCTATCCAGTGAACCACATTACCCTAGCCAGATGGGAGGCAGCAGGCACATTATTGCAGAAAGCAGCAGAGCTAGGGCTGGCAGTATATCCGAAACGAGTTGAGAGAATATCTCAAGTCATTAACAGTGGCAAGTTTGATGATTTGAGCAAGTTCCCTGACAATTCACTGACGAAAGAAGAGATTGAATGGCTCAGGGTCGCCTACTCGTATCCAAATGGACCGATACTTGACCCTAGACCCAGGAAAGGAGCACCGAAAGGTATCTACTATGACGAAAAAACAAAGCAATGGAAGTCAAGACCATACATTACAATCCCAGGTTAATCCAAAAGTCTTTGAAGTAGTTACCCTTCTCAACTCTAAACTAAAGTCTATGAAGAAGCGTGGTCTAGGACACATCAGTCTACGACCAATTACTCCTGAAGAGATGAGATGGATTCAGAAGTATGTAGAAACAGGGGATATTATCGCAGCATCTTACTACGCTTACGGAGACAAGATTAATAATAAAGTTCACGCAAGGAATATGGGATTAGTAAAAATGGATAAACCTATCATCAGGACAGCAATCGGAGATATAATGACCCAAGACGAAAGATTATCAGAGGACAAGGTAATCAAACGCTTTGGTGATTTAATGTATTCAGAAAACGAAGTGGTTGCGTCTGGAATGGTCAAAGAATACTTTAAGATAAAGGGAGCCTATGCACCAGAAAAACACATCGGAATTAACGCCAACGCAGACATCTCAAGTTTTACAGATGAAGACTTTGTATCAGAAACTCTTAAAAGCCTTGGAGAAAGAGATGAACGAGGAGAAGAGGACATCCTTGACCAAATCACTCTTAGAGACGGAGAAGAGACTGGGGAAGCTGGACTTTGATTTCTTTAACGAGTTTATTCTTGGTTGTAGGAATCTTGCTCCTGTTCACCACGAGCTTTGTCTTAGGGCTCAGTATGGTGCGAAGAGACAACTTACTCTTATCCCTCGTGGACATCTTAAATCTACTATCCTTACTGTTGGGTATTCTGTATGGCGTATCGTATGCGACCCTAATATTCGTATCTGTATTGCTAACGCTAAACAGGATAACGCTGAGACTTTCCTTACAGAAATAAAGGGTCACTTTGAATCTAACCAGCGTCTACGGATGCACTACGGAGACTTCGTAGGCAAGAAGTGGAACGAGGGTGAAGTTGTAGTTAAGACCAGGTTCATAACTAAAAAGGAACCAACTGTGAAGACCACAGGTGTAGGTGCTTCCTTGGTATCCCAGCATTATGATTTGGTTATTGGTGATGACCTTATTAACGAAACGAACATCACCACCAAAGACCAGATTGAAAAGACTAAGGACTGGTGGAGACTGGCTCAATCTCTTGGAGACGGAGACCAGACTGACTGGCGTTTAGTCGGAACTCGCTACCACTATGACGACCTTTACGGAATGATTATTGAAGACCAAGCTGATATGTATGACATCTACATCAGGAGAGCTTTTGAGGATGGTATTCCTATCTACCCAAGCAAGTTCAATGCAGAGCACTTGGAAGAGATTAAGAGGAACCAGGGCTCTTATATCTTCTCTTGTCAGTATTTCAATGACCCAGTAGACGACATAGATGCTACCTTCCGTAGGGATTGGTTGCGTTTCTATAAGGAAGACGACTTCAAGGTGGTTGGTAAATACAACACCTTCATCACCCTGGACCCAGCTGTATCAGAGGAAGCCACTGCCGACTACTCTGTATTCGTGGTCAATGCTGTGGATAAGAACAACAACTGGTGGATTCTTGAGATGCGTTCTGGCAAGTGGAATCCTAAAGATTTGATAGACAATATGTTTGAACTAGACGAACTCTACAAACCACTACAATTCGGTATAGAGATGCAGGCTTTCCAGAAGATACTGAGATATGTATTTGAAGACGAATGTTCTAAGAGGAATATGTATCCACCGATAGTTGAACTTAAACCAGATAGTAGAAGTAAGAAATCTCGTATAAGAGGATTACAACCAAAGTTTGAATATGGTAAAATTATATTAAAGGAAAATGTAATGGAGACAGAACGCCTCGTAGATGAGTATGTTCGGTTTCCTAGGACAACCCACGATGACCACCTTGACGCATTAGCCTATCAGTTAGATATTGCATACCCACCTCGCCAAGAAGTAGAGCGAAAAAGGGAACAAATAGTTTACATAGACCCTATAACTAAATATTAGGAGAGAAAATGGCAGAAAAACCCACGGTAGAGAATACAGAATCTGGGATTCAAGGAGAGGAAATACTAGATTCGTATTATCCATCCTTCCTAGACGCTGATAACAAGGATATGACAGACGAAGAGAAGGCAGCGAACTATGTTTTAGAGCGTTTCCGTTCAATGTCTAAGGCAAGAACTCCACAGGAAGAGAAATGGACTACTGCTGAGAGCAACTATCGTGTCGTTCCAGGTGCTACCCCTACTAGAAATAACAAAAATCAGTGGCGTTCTACCCATACAGTGCCTATTACTCACGGTATTGTAGAGACTGCAGTAGCAGAATACTCAGATGCCAACCCAGACATCATTATTGCCAACCGTCTTAAAGCTGATGCTTACAAAGGCGATGTTATGGGCAATATTTTCAAATACACACAGTTCAAAGGTGACTTCAAGGTAGAGAAACTGAAGGCATTTAGAGAACTAGCCATCTACGGAACAGTAATTTGGGAAGAATTTTACAGAGAAGACCCTTCAATTGTCCGTGACCCAGTAGATTATGACCCAGAAACCAACAAATTCACCTACGAAATCAAGAAAACTACCAAGTTTAATGATGTTTATGGGCGTGTATGTAACATCTGGGATATTTATGTAGATGAAAGAGCCGAAGATTTCACTGATGCAGAGGATGTAATCAAGCGAGAAGTCCTCACGATGAACGCATTTAAGATGAAATACGGTAAATACGAGCCAGTTAAGAAAGATGAGATAAAAGCTGGTGGTGAAACCACTCAGAAAGACGCTTTCCCTAAAGAAGAAGGCGATGCAGTTGATAAAATTGAGGTATTTACCTACACAAACCAGGTTGAAGATGTCCAATGGATAGTCGCTAACGGCAAATTGGTCAATCCATTTGATACAGCCAACCCATTTATGCACAAAGAACTACCATATGCTCGTGGTGTGAACATCCTAATGCCTCATAAGTTCTACGGAATGGGTATTCCAGAGATTATCGCAGGTGTTCAATCAGAAATTAACACCCTTAGGCGTATGGCTCTTGACCGAGAGAAGCTAGATATTAACAAACCTTCACTTTCTTCAGGTCGCCAAGACCTCACAGAGGAAGAAGCAGGTATGTATCCAGGCAAAGTGCTCCAAGTTGCTGATGTAGACAAGTCTTTCAAGCAATTAGACACCACTGGTCCTGGTCAGGGTCGCTATCAGGAAGAGGATTTACTCAAGGAAGATGCTCGTTATGGTTCTGGCGTATCCAACCCAAGCTCTGCTAACACAACAGGTGCTACGGCAACCGAGTCTGCAATAGTCAAGGAAGCCACTCTGAAGCGTCTCAGGAGCGTTTTAGCAGTCAATGAGGTAATCTTACTCACTCGCATCGGAAAACTCCGTGTGAAGAACATACAGCAGTTCTACAAAGACCCTGTTAAAGTCCAAAAGGTTACAGGCGAAGGTGGAAAGACTGAATGGGTTGGAGAATATCGCCAAGTTGGTGTCCAGAAGGATTCAAACAAGCCTATGGAGTTCTTCTCAATTGACCCAGAGTGGATTCGTGGAGACTTTGAGTTCTCTATTCAATCATATTCAACTATTCCTTTGTCTCAAGCTCTTGAAGAGCAGAGAAGTGAACAGGTCTTTGACCGTCTAACTAACCCAGTAATGATGCAGGTTATTGACCCACGCAAACTTGCTATCTGGTTTATGAAGAAACACAGTGAAGACCCACGCAAAGTTATGATGGAGAACTTAGACACACCAGATGAGGCACTAGCTGACGAAGAGAACGCCAAGATGATGATGGGCGTAGAGCTTCCACCAACACCAGGAGCTACTCCAGAACATACTGCAGCTCACTTAGCCTATGTAGAACGCTACGCTTTCCAGATTGATGATGCCAAAGATGACATCTTCACTAAGCACATAGATGGCGAGAAGGTTCCAGTATCTCCAGCAGGTATGGGGCAGAACCTACCACCAATAACAAATGGACCTGAACAGGGAATGGACCCTAATGCACTAGGTGCTCCACCAGAAGGTGCTGACCCTAACGCACTTCCACCAGAGATGGCAGGAGCTCCAGGACCAGGTGGTATGCCAGTAGAGGGTGGTATCCCAGGACAAGAGGGTGGGGGTAATCCACTGACTCCAGATATGAGTTTTGATGGTCAACTAAGCAAACCCAACCAGCAGGTTAGGAAATAATGTTAGATTTATACAAACTTAAAAAGATAATGACAGCTGACTTAGAGGCTTCCAGGGATTTCCTGGAGGTCTCTGATGATGCCGATGAGACGAAGAAGCATCAAGGAACTATCAGATACATCAGGGGGTTCCTACCAAGAATAGAAGAGGAAATTAAAATAGAAGAAGATAGAAAGGAAATGGAAGATGCCAGCAAAGAAACAGACGATGAATAAGGAAGAGCAACGGATTGCTAAAGAGTTTAAGGCGAAATTAGAAGAGCTGCGTGAATGGGGTTATACCGAAGGTATCGTAATTGACGCTCATATGACCATCAAAACAGATGGCATATTCCCATATGTCAGCTATCGCTATATGACAGACGAGGAAATTGAAGCGTGGAAAACCTGGAGCGTTACTGCTGCAAAGACCAAGATGGATATTGCTAGGTCAGAAGTTCCTAAGGTATAATAGATATAGTAAGTAACCTGGCTAAGCCAGAACTGATATAATTCGTAACCCACGCAAGTGGCACGAGAAAGGACAGAAATGTCAAACGAACCTGAATCAACCGAAGTCAACGAGGAGACCGTAGAGTTCCAGGAGCAAGGGCTCAAGACCGTAGAGGAAGTGAACAAAGCACTCGGAATTGAAGAGGAAGAACAACCAGATTCAGCCAAACCAGAGGAATCTGAAGACGAGGAAGAGGAAGACGAATCGGAAGACGAATCGGAGGAGGCATCCGAAGAGGAAGAAGAAGAGGAAGACGACTCAGACGAAGATGAAGACGAACCCACTGGAGAGGAGAAGCCAGACCAGGAGAAGGAAGAAGAGGATGTTGACTGGGAGAAGAGATACAAAGATTCTCAACGAGAAGTAACAACCAAATTTATCCCCCTGCAGGCTGAAAACGAAACCTTGAAAACGGAGCGAGAGGAACTCAGAAGTTTGATTCAATCAGACCCTGAACTACTTGAGCGATTTGTCGCAGTTGCTAGTGGAGATGTTAAGCCAGCAGATGTATCTGATATAGATGCTAAGCTTAACGAGAAACTTGCCCCAGTAAACAAACTTCTTGAGAAGATGGAGAAGGAAAAATCTGACGCTGAACTCAAAGTCATTATGAAATTTGAGGAAAAGCACCCAGACCTTACCAACGAGGACAGAAGCTTACTAGGCACTTTATCCAGAAGCTTTGAAAACACATTAGGAATCTCCTACAGTGACGCTCTTGAGAGAGCTTGGATGGTGGCTCGCCCAGACGAAGCTAACAAAACTCTCACGACAGAGGCTGAAAAGAGAGCTAGAGTCGCTAGTGCAGTTAAAGCTAACGCAACACAGACTAAGCAAAGAGTCGGCAGTGAGACTCCAAAAGTCGGAGTAAGTCTATCACCTGAGGAAGCTAAAATGGCTAAAAACCTTGGGATGACTGAAAAAGACTACGCTGCAATGAAGAATAACTAATTAATTCTAACGAATTAAGGAGACCAAAATGGCACTTACAATTTATGGTGGTGAATATGTTGGTTCCTTGAATGGAACTAATCGTTCAGCAGTTAGACACTACATCCCTAAGACCAACACTATCCTTAACAAGGGCGACTTTGTTAAATTAGCTGCTGGTTATCTGGAAGTAGCTTCTGCTGGTGATAAAGTCCTTGGCGTTCTGCAAGCTTCTTGCACTGCTGCTCAGGCAACTACTGGAGCTAAACTCCCAGTATTAATTGACCCAATGGCTCTTTACAGAGTCCGAACAGACGCAACTATCGTTCAGGCTGATTGTGGCACTGGCGTAGATGTAACTGGAACTACTGGTGCAATGGGCATCACAATGACTGGTAAAGCTGCTGGTAAAGGCACTTTCCTTGTTCACGAGATTGAAGACGCTGGCACAGCCATCGTAAGCATCTTTGAAGGACAACTGGTCGCTGCTGCTGTTGTAGCATAATTATTAACTAAACTCGGAGATTAACCAAAATGGCAATGAGACAAGATTTCGGTGATTTGCTAGAGCCAGGCTTCAGAAAGATTTTCAACGATAACTTCAAAGAACTTCCTGAACAATTTAGCCAGGTTTTCAAGGTAAACACCTCAACCAAGCAGGATGAAAAAGATTCTGCAGTCGGTGGATTCGGTCTTATGGAAATTCACGGTGAGTCTGAGCCTCTCAAGTATGAAGATGTTGCACAAGGTTACGATGTAACCTATACACACAAAACCTTCAAAAAGGGATTCACAGTTTCTCGTGAACTATATGAAGACGACCAATACAATATTATTAAAAAGAAACCTGCAGAACTTGCTAAATCGGCTCGCAAGACTGTAGAGACCTACGCAGCTGCTGTATTGAACAACGCTTTCGTATCTACTGGCTCTTATGCTGGTGGTGACGGACTGCCTCTATGTTCAACTAAGCACACTAGCACCGTTCAAGGTGTTGCTGTTCAGTCAAACGCTGCTGGAACAGGTGAAGTCTTCTCTGAAGCTAACCTACGAACAGCTGTTATGGCGATGCGTGGACAAAAAGATGACAAGGGTATGAAAATTGCTGTTAAAGCAACTACTCTCGTTATCCCACCTGCACTTGAGTTCTTAGCTAAAACTATTATGAGCTCAACTCTGCTTCCAGGTTCTCCTAACAACGACATCAATGTGCTGAAAGGTGCTTTGGACATCGTTGTTCTTGATTACCTAACAAGCTCTACTGCTTGGTTCCTACTTGACAAAACTCAAGCTGAATTAAACTTCTTCTGGAGAGTTAAGCCTGAATTCAAACAGGATGAGTCATTTGACACAGACGCTGCTTTGTTCAAAGCTCGTATGCGTTTCTCAGTCGGATTCTCTGACTGGCGTGGTGTTTGGGGTTCTAACGGACTCGGCACTTCTTACACTGGCTAATCCAATGTAATCAGCCCCTGGGGGTGGCGTGATAACCCCCTTAAAAAAGAAATGGAGAACCTATGGCAGAAATAGAAGGATTTATGACCCCAGCATCATCAGATGCCTCAAGGCGTGAAGCCCCTATGTTCGCACCAAAGCCTCTACCTAAAGCCGAAGATGAAGTTAAACACATCACAGGCGTAACTTGCGAAGTGTGTGGCAAGGTATGTGGTAGCACCTTTGGTCTACAATCACATATGCGAACACACAAAGAAAAGTAATTAAAAGGAGAATCAAATGGCAGCAACAGTATCCGTAAAAGAATGTAATGGTGCAGGTCCAACTGCGACAACTATTACTACCTCTCGTCTCTGCACATCTGATGCTTACAACCCAGGAACTAACTACCCACTTATTAAGCCTTCTGCAGGAACTAACCGTTCTTACACCAAGACTTATTACTTGAACGCTGATACAACTCCTTCTGGAACTATCAACAACATTAAGTGGTATACCGATGGAGCAATCGGTTGGACTGGTGTAACCCTATTCGCTGGCACAAATGCGTCTTATACGCAGGCTACTGGCACACAGGGAACCACAGGAGATGACTCTGCAGTAGCAACTACTGACGCTTCAACTCTAACATCAGCAGCCCCTCTATCTGTTTCTGGAACTCTATCCAACCCTTCAACTGGTAAGATTTCTGACTATGTAATGGTTCAGGCTGACCTTAGCACTTCTGCTACAGCTGGAACACTTGCTGCAGAGACTATTACTTGGAGATATGACGAAACCTAAGATAAGGAGTCATAATGGCAAGAGAAGTATCCGTATGTAGAGCGTGTGGTCTACAAGTTCCAGAGAGTGGCATCTGCCCAGACTGTGGACCCACGCAAACTACTCCCCTAGATGATTTTGCTAGGGAACAAGAGAAGAAACGATACAAGAAAGACCGTATCGTAATCAAAATGAACCGTAAGAAAATAAAATAATAAGGAGTAAGTGGAATGCAATCCCTTCTAAATTGGATAGCCGTATATAATGACGGCACGACTGTTAGTGAAACAGAATTAGACACAACTGAAAAAATTGACCGAGACAAACTAGAGCAATTCCGACTATATGATAGTGAGGGTGTGTTAAAGTTCGTCTATTTTAACCAAAAGAATCGCAAACTAATCTTCCGAAGGAGAGGCTTCAAGCTTCAAATTAAGGAAGTGTTTTTGTTTAAGGGCGTAACAGAAGAGAACTACGCAGAAACCAGTAAGCAAAACCAAGAAATTATTATAGTAGACCCTGCTAAAGTTAAGGAAATAGCTGACTTAGTAGAGACAGATGCTGCTAGATACCATTTCAGATTAGTATGCAAAGAGTGTGGTTCTATGCACCCAAGAGGTTCACAGCGTAAATGTGAGCACGAAGATGCACCAGAAACAGGTATGGTCTTTGATTCAGAGACCGAAGAAGTTTATGTTCAAAATACTAAGGAGGAAGAACACTTCGTCTACTTGGTAGGATGGCACGAGCAAGTAAAGGGCGTATCCGTTAAATCACTTTGCTATGTCTATGATGATGGTCATATTGAGTTTGATGATGCTCGTAATGACCTTGATTTACTACCAATAGAGGAGTTCTAAGATGCCAGAGATAGTCGCAGTTGATATAGATGGCGAACTATCTCGTTGGGGTGCTTACTCCAACACGCTCTTTGAAGAAGAGGGCTCTTTTACTATCGGAAGATTAAACCAAGTAGGAAGCGTCACAATCAAAGTTAATGAGGGGGGGTATGAAGACCAAGCATTTGTCCTAAAATGCTCTCCTGGGCTCTCTCTGTCGCTCACAAACGGTAACTGGGGAGCAGATGGTGCAGACCTTAATATGGGTCAGATTACTAACAGTGGTAAGACTGCCTATGTTAAATGCACCTCTCTAACAAGTTCAGGTGTTTACCTGATACTAAATCAAGAAGGAATCCAACCTTACACTGGCGAAAGGGTCACATTTGAACTTGATGGTATCGTATTCGCTACTAATACCAAGACTCACTCGCTTGATGCGAATGTGATTATTCGTGGTTCAATCCAAAACACTCTTGATGGTTCAGTAATAAATAGATTTACCACCACACATACAATAGATGCAGCAGATGTTGTTTCTGCTACAAAGACTAAGACAAAGACCATTGACGCTATAATCGCTGCTAGAAATACCAAGACATTTACTGCTGATGGAATCGTTAAGGCTACTATACCAAAGACATTTTCTCTTGATGGTATAGTTTCTGACCCAAGTGCGTTTACACCAGTAACGATGTATTTCAGAAGCGATAAGGTTCTTAACTCAAATGTTACAGGTTCTACTGGTAATAATATGCTAACAACCTCATATGAAGGTGGTTACTATCAGGCTAATGTTGATATTAAGGTTGAGAAGTGGGATACAAGCTGGACTCAAGTTTCTGCTCAGGGAACTGCTCCTTGGAACAACTTTGGTTGGACTTCAAACACGATAAACTACTCATTCCCAGGTGCTACATCTGTCACAAATAACCTAAAGATTAGAATTACTATAAGAGTAACTCAGGTTGGTATAGGTTCTGTAACTGATGTTTGGACAACTGGAGACCTAGGAACAAAGACATTACCTTCTGGAACTTGGGGTATTCACTACCACTGCTTGTATGTAAACGGTAATGACTATGGTGATAGCGAAGACCAGCCAGGAACAGATGCATACTTCCAATATGGTGGCTCTAGCGATTCAACGATAACTAACTTCGGAGGCACTTAAAATGAGTAAACTCTTTAGTAACTCCGATGCTGGAACAATAACAGGGCAAACTTTTACAGGTATAGATGACGGAACACCGATTTCTACGCTCTCTATTTGTTTCCCAGATACACTAACAAACACCACTCCTATCCACCTCATAAACTGCACATTCAAAGGTGTTGTTCAGTTTGGTAACTATGCCACTGCTGCTGGAAGAGCTGATTATAGAAACGCAGCCTCTAAACCAGCGACTAGGATGAATGTGATTCTTGAAGACTGTCACTTTGATTCAACCATCGTTGGTGGAATGTCTGGCGTTGAGTTCAGAGGTGGAGACTCAATAGTTGGGTTTGATACAGGAACTACTACAAGTGCTACCAACAATACGCTTACTGCTAACGGAAATACTTGGGGAACCTGGAAGAGAGACTGCCAGATTACTATTACTGGTGGAACTGGTGCAGGTCAGACTAGACAGATTTCGTCTCACACTCTTCACGCTATAACTATTAGTGAGAACTGGACAGTAAATCCGACAGCTGGTTCAACATTTAGGATTGATACTGTTAGAATGTTCCCACACCAACAGATAGGTGGGGCAGTTGCTATCACTGGTGACGACAACATATTTGACGGTCTAAATCTTAAAGCTCAGGTTGGAATATACAGCGTTAATAATGCTATTAAAGGCTCTAGTGGTTGTGCCACTATGTTCAAGTTTTATGATGGTCGTAATGCAGTCACCTGGTCTCCTAAGGGTAATATTGTAAGAAACTGTTACTTTGAGGGATGGTCTGAAGAAGCACTTGGTTTTGACTCAATGGACCCAACTACTTCTGTTGCCACTGGAACAGTCTCAAGCACAGTTGGGCTTACAGATGTAATAGTCTCAAATACAACAAATATGGCAGTTGGTATGGTCTTCGCAGTTATTACTGGTCAAGGTGCTGGTAATTACTACCGAATTACTGCAAGAAATGGGAACCAACTTACACTTGATACATCAAGATTTGGTAATGTTATGCTCCAATCTGGGGATAGATATACTATCTCTGGTGGTATGCTTGATACCCTTTATGATAATAATGAACTTCACTGTAACGGTAGAACTCCAATAGCTAACGATGGCACAAGAGACTATGGTCCACTCGGTATCGGTAATAATGTAGCCTTCTCTCTTTGGGGTAACTGTCACGGAAACACTGTCCAGAACAACTTAATTGTATTTGATGGACAAGTAGACCTAGCTGCTGCTGCTTTCCACGAAATATCTACTACTATGGTTGGAAGCCCATCTACTTGGATGAACCCAAACTCACACAATAAATATCGTTACAATACTGTAAGAGATGACCGTGTAAACCCAATAGCAAACTGCGTATCTTTCTTAGCAGCTACAATTTGTTGGATACCAGGAACTGAAACAATTGTTCCACCAGCAGATTACGGTGTTCCACTTCTTGGTCATATGACTGAGATTGTTCATAATAAACTTGCTGGTATCTCACGCTCTCAGGACTACGCTTCAGTAGGTTGGGGTGATAACACAGACGAAAACGATGACCCACTACCAATGAGCACAATCTATGATGCTTATGCTCCTTATGATTTTCATAATACATACGCATTTTGGCAGGATTACTACCCACCTTGGTCTAACGACCCACTAGACTATCTTGACGGTGAGTGGGTTCCTTCACTCCAATATTTTGCAGAAGGACCAACTTATGGATATGACAGTGGCTATATTTTCTACTCACTACCATACGGTCAATCTTCTGACACTGATATTTATGACCCACTGAATGTTCAGTTTGATATTGCCTCAGGTATTATTAATCCTCCTCTGACTAAAGAGCACACGCTTGATGGTCGTGTTAAGGCTATCTACACAAAGACATACGGAACTGACGCAGTAATTAGTGCCAGAACTACTCTCACATATTCAATTGACGGAGTAGTCAAAGAAACTAGAACATTCCAGAACACTCTAGCAGGATACACTGCTGCCAGAACTACCAAGACATACTCAATTGATTCAATGGTAAGAGATACTAAAACAAAGACATATGAGATTGATTCTGATGAGATAACCTCAAGAATAACTAAGACACACTCACTTGACATTATTATTCAGAACCCACAAGTTCTAAAGACATTCGGAATTATGGGCTTTGTAAACACTCTCCCACCACAGAGATTACTCTCTACTGGTTTTGAATCATATCAAGCACTAGCAGAGTTCCAACAGATAGGGTATGGAGACATAGATAACTACACTCCAAGAAGTGGTCAGTATGAGTATGCAGTAAACACAGTAAACAGCGTTGGTAGCATAAGAAAACAACTATCAACAGTTGATATTACAGAGAATGGATTTATAAGGTTCTACTTCAGGATTAAATCATACCCAAGTGCTAACACTCAGATATTCAGGCTCTTGAGCGTTGGTGGTTCAATGGTGGGTGGAATTAAGCTTACAAATACAGGAAGACTTACTGGTAAATTAGCTAACTCTAATGACGCACCAGGCACTAGCCAAATATTGAACCTAAACCAATGGTATCGTGTTGATTACAAGCAAAACTGTAGCAACTCAACCATCGTCTTTGCTATAGATGGTGTCTTCATAGACGAATACACTAACAACATTCCAGGATACTGGGCTAGAGCAGAACTCGGTGTAGTAAACTCCTGCACCACTCACTTAGTATTTGATGACTATTCAGTAGACCAAATATCTGGTTACATTAATGATGGCTCCATCTACCACAAACAAATGACCATAAATGCCATAGTCCAGGCTTCTTATGAGTCAATACACGACTTAGACGGAGAGACAGTAGAGAGATTAACTGCTCCTCACGATTTAGACGGAACTGTCCTACAGACATTTACCAGCGTTAATAGCATTGATGGTCTTGTCCAGCAGGATGGCAACCAAACACATAGTTTAGACGGAATAGTGTTTGAAACTGTCCGTAAAAACATACAAATATCTGGAATAATTACTGAAATTAAGACAAAAACGCATACAATTGACGCTGTTGTCAGAATGACATCAACCTCTGGATTCACTCTTAATGGTATCGTTAAAGTAATTACCACAAACTCACACATTTTAGATGGTATCGTTCTTGACCGTAAAGCTTACTCATACCAGATTAGTGCTGGAGTAAAGGCAATTACTGATAGTATGACTACGATTGACGCAATCATTGCAGCTAGACTTGAGAGACAATATACCATAGCAACTGATGTTGCTGACCAGAGACAGAATAGCTCTCTTTCAGTAATGGCAAGTGTTAAGGACACTATAACTAATAAATCAGCCGTAATTATTGATGGTGTGGGAGAAGAGACCTACATAGAGGGTAATGACGCACAGATTAGAACTACTCTTGCTCCTATGCTTGGAAATACATTTACTGGTAACGGAACCATAGCAAAATATGCTAGTTTCTACCTATATAGGTCATCTGGTGCTAGTGAAGATATGTTCGCTGAGATATACGAATTAGTTGATGGTTCTCCAGATGGTGAACCAATCGCAATATCTGAGCCACTTAACGCCAGCATACTTTCTAATGGTGTCCACTCTGGTATGACTAGATTCACTTTTGCTGAACCTATTTTGCTTGGTGATGAAACAGAATATGCCGTAACCGTAAAATATGACCACGGTATGATTGATTCTATCTACGCAGGATTCGCAGTATACCCTGGAAGGTCAGCTCTTAGTTATGATGATACATTCACACAAGATTGGGTTGTAGTTCCTGGATACACTTTGATATTCTCAGTTAATGGCGAACAAGAAGGAACCCAACTAGACGGAATAATCCAAGGTTCAAATGATTCAACACACACGCTAGACGGTTTAACCAAGGCTATCTATACTTCAGTCAATATGGTTGATGGTATCCTACAGGCTAGTCAAATATCATTCCACTCACTTGATGGTTCAATAAAAAGCCAGACTGCTCTTCCATATCAGCTATCAGGCAATACCACTGGTCAGGAATCAGTAACGATGGAAATTGAATGTCCAGCGATAACAAATCAGTGGACAAAACAGAACAGTGTTGAAGCTATCGTTTCTGCTCAACCTATTAGATACAGCTTTATTGATGGAGATATAGCCGAGAGAGTCTCTAAGACAATATCAATAGACACAATATTAGCCCAGAAGAAGACTACATCATTCTCAATCACAGGAGCTGTAGTAAACCAAATATCAAGTAGGGTAAAACCTTACGCTAAAGTCATAAGGAGACTCTAATGAAAAAGGAAGAACTGTTGAAAGCATATGGAAGAGTTAAGCTCGGAATCCTTGAAGCTGCGATACAAGCATCTCGTAAAAAGAAAGGGAAAAAGGTAAAATAGTAGTATGAATATTTTTGCATTCCTAAAAAAGAAGAACAATGCTGCTGGTGAACTCGTCACAAGCTTTGACCTTGGTCAATCTGACTTCAGGTTACAGACTGGGCAAGGTGCTCAATTTCCAGACGGAAACTTCAAAGTAACGATAGAAGATGAAATAGTCTATGTAATATCTCGTTCAACAGAACTTTGCTCAACACTTCGTGCTCAAGAAGGAACTGCTGAAGCATATCACCCATCTGGAACACCTGTTCAGTTAAGAATTACAGAGGGTATTTTTAGTGAGATTGAAGACTCTATCAACGATGTTGTAGGTGAGATTAACACTCACGAAGCAGATATTGCAGCTCACGGAGCTACTGGAGCAGTAGTCGGAACTACTAAGACTCAGACTCTCACCAACAAGACTCTCGTATCACCAGTGATAGCAGACCTAACAAATGTAAACCACTCACACGCAGATGCTGCAGGTGGTGGTCTTATTGTTACGGTTCCTACTGGATGTATGCTCCCATTTGTTGGTGCAGCAGCACCTTCTGGTTATCTACTCTGCCAGGGTCAAGCAATAAGCAGAGCGACCTATGCAACACTTTTCGGAGTAATAGGAACTACCTACGGAGTAGGAGACGGAACAACAACCTTTAACCTGCCTAATATGCAGGACAAGTTCCCTATCGGTGCTTCTGGAACTAAGCTGAGAAACGGAACTGGTGGTGGTGTTGCTTCTATCAACTTTGAACACGCTCACACAGTAAATAACCACGCTCACGGAATCCAAACTGGTGGATGGCACGGACACTCTGGAATCGCTTACGGTTCTGGCGATAGAGCTAACTACTACACATACGCACCTGACGGATACAATGAAGTTCACGATAACCACGCTCACTCAGTGGGAGTATATGGTGAAGGCAATCACGCACACGGATGTGATGGCTCTGCTCCTGGAACGAACAACGCTCTCGGAACAAATGTATCAGTCATAAACCCTTGGATAGCATTTAACTTCATCATAAGGACATAATGTTAAATCAGCAGATGTTTAATCATAAAGCAATAAATGAACCTTCAGTGTTTCTGACTGTTTCTACTATTATTTCTTACAGTGCTTCAGCACCTTCTGCAAAGATACCTAAGATTAAATCTGGAGTTGTGTTATTTAAGAATAAATTAGAAACGAAAACGAGGTAAAAATGTGTGAACACACTAATGTAGAACAATACAAACTGGTTAGACTAATCTGCCCTGATTGTGGATTAGTCAAAGAGATTTTTGTAAGGGAGAACTACACAGAGGGATTGATAGAACAAGCCATAGAAAATGCTTCTTGCCTTCATCCAGAGACACTTACAGACGAAAGAGGAATGAAGATTTGTATGGTATGTCACCAGATAATCGCAGTTCCACAGGGAATTATTAATACACAGCCGTCTGAATCAGAGATGGTAATACCAGAGGAAGGAGCATAATATGCTAGTTTACGGTAGAAATCCTGACTTAGCAGAACAAGAGAAATCCTATATTGCTACTAAGGTAGACCCAGCAGTAAGTGAGAATACTCTTGAGATAAAATCTACTCTTGGTTTCTCAGCAAACCAAATGATTGTAGTAGGTGCTATTGGTCAGGAAAACACAGAATTAAAATACATCGGTGCTGAACCAGACCACGAAACAAGCACAATTGTTCTTAAAACTACAGGTGGTTGGTCTGGATTCCTATACCCACACTCAGTTGATGCAGTAGTTCAGGTATGTCCATACGACCAGATTGAGTTCTATAAAGCTTCCTCAGAGGGTGGAGCTTATTCGTATCTAGCTACAGTAAACCTAGATGTAGACCAAGAGTTCACAGCCTATGATGACCTTGCTGGTCTTCCTACTGATTACTACAAGGTTCGTTTCAAAAACTCATTCCTTGGTTCAGTTTCAGAGTTTTCTGGTGAAACACCTGCTTCTGGATACACAAGCAACTCAGTTTCCTCACTTATAGCAGCCCTTAGGATACTTGTAGGTCAGAAACCTACCGATGAAGAGCTACTTGTCCTACTAAATATGGCACAAAACGCTGTATTTGACCTAGATATTAAGTGGTTCTTTGCTAAAAAGAAGCTTACAGTGCCTATGACAGCAGATATGAGCACTATTAACCTACCAAATGACTTCAGATTACTGGGTAAATGCTACCAAAAGAGCACTACTACAGTGGTTGATACTAACGAAGTTTCACACGAAACAACTACAACAACTACCAGAACAAGCCTAAAACTAGAGAATGTTAGCTATGATTACTACTCAGGTAGCCTATATTCAGGTAACACTCCTGGGGATAGTGCTTCAAACATCGTGCTTGATGAAGCAGAAAAGAAGTTGATAATCTACCCAACTACCCTTCTCGGCTCAAATACTGCTACTGTCCTTACATATGATACTGACAATGTGACTGTTCTAAGGACAGTTACCACTACAGTAGTATCTACGCTTGAAATCAACTACTGGAGCATACCAACTGACCTTGCTCAGTATACTGACGAAACAGTAGTTCCTAACTCAAGAGCACTCGTATTCTGGGCAGCTTCGCAGCTAGAATCAGCTAAGAAGAACGAAACACAGTCAAATAAGCACTGGAAAGAGTATATGGCTGCTATTAACTCAATGAACGGAAGAAGAGTAGGCGATAACCAAGACTTTAATGTGGATATGGGGTAAAGATGGCAATTAAAACAAAAGAGTATTACAACCTATGTGGTGGAAATAACACGATGACTTCAGGGCTTCTGATGAAGCCTGACGAAGTTCAGCACTCGGTAAACGCTGTATTTGATACTATCGGTCTGGTTGAGAAAGCCCCAGGTCACTCTTTGTTTTGGAATCTAGGTGTCGGTGCTACCCCAGTCAGAAGAATTGAGCAACTAGGTGCTAACTATTACGCACTACACGGTGGCTCAATTTACAAAAAGGGCGTTGGAGCTCCAATCGCTTCTGGTCTAAAGACGACATCACCTATAGAGAAGATGCTAAATCACCTATTCTACATATCTGACTCAGGAGTAATGCACTCCACAAACGGAACAATAGTTGATGACCTTCATCTAAGAAACTGCCCTACTGGTGTTGACTACATCAAAGTAGCAAACAATAGGATGTATGCAGTGAAGGGTAACAGAATATTCATTTCTTCTCCTGTTGGAAGAATCGTCTGTCAGGTAGCTAACTCTCAGACTAAAGATGGTCTTAAGGTAACAGTAGATTCAACTCGCTACCTTAAAAAGGATACAGTAGTTGATGTCTACTCTTCTGACGGTCAAATTAAGAAAGATACATTTACCATTACGGCTAATGGTTCAAGCAAAGAGTTCACAGCTTCTGCTCGTGCTCAGATAGTAGATGAGGTGGTAAATGAAGCTCGTGATGGTGTCAGAGTCAATTTCACCATAGATAATGAGATGATTCTAGGTAATGCAGTAGTCAAGGTAGCTGGAGTAACTAAGGTTCTAGGCACTGACTATACTGAACTTGATACTAAAACGATTGGTTTTTATGTAGCACCTGCTAACAATGCTACTGTCACAGTTACCTACTACAGAAGGCTCGTAGCTGGAGACTTAATCTACTATGCCAACGGTAAGGACACCGACACCATTATGTGGGCTACAGACGAGTCCACTGGTGACTGGTTTGAGACTCAGGGGGATGATGGGAACCCAGTGGGTTTAATTGGTCAGGGAGGCTCTCTGGTGGTCATACAGCCACAGTCTACTTGGCGTTTCACAGAGACTGCTTACACTCAGATTGCTGCAGTAGGAACTCTATCACCAGAAACCATTAAGGTTGTCGGTAAGATGGGTGTTTTCACTAACGACCAGGGAATATGGTTAATTGATGGGAATGATGTCTATAAGGCATCTACAAAGGTAGACAAATACTTTGAAGGCGTAGATGGAGCAACAATCCCATACTGGTCAGCAGGTTTCTCTGGTAACAAATACAGAGTATGGATTGGCGACACTACCTATAAAGGTGTTACAAACTGCGAGATTATCTTTGATACTGCCTCTCAGAAGTTTGAAACTCTATCAACCTTCGGTGTTTATAGCTACAAAGGGTTCGTAAGCAACAACAAATTGGCACTTTATGCTGGTAATGACGCTGGAGAGGTATTCAAACTTGATGATGGTTACTCTGCAGACGGTGAAGCTATCAACTTTATTCTAATGACTCGTGATAACTACCTAGACTCTCCTGGTCTAATAAAGCTATTCAACCGAGTAGTCTTCTACACGAAACCAGGAACGATAGTAAATATAGAATACGCAGTTGATTCTGGTCAGTGGATTAGTCTTGGAGAGGTGAATCAACCTTCACAGGCGTTTGATTTATCAGACATCAGAGGAACCTACATCACATTCCTAATCACGGAATCTTCTAAGAGAGAGTTCCCTGGAATCTTAGGATATGAGGTTAGTGGTTCTTACGATGAGGAAATTTAATGGCAGATATTGAAGACAAAGTAATCCCCACCTACGAAGACTTCGGAATGGACAATCTGATGAGGTCTACTGCTGGGCGTGTGTCTTCTGGTTATATGTCGCAAGCTGATACTGATGTGAACTTTGAATCCATTGGTCAGGATAAGATTAAGGTTAATGATAATGGTCAGATAGTCACTATCAAGAGCTATGTTGATAACCAAGTAGGGGTTCTTGTAAGCGACATCTCTAATATGATGAACAGTGTTGGCTCAAAGGCTAATGTTACTTCATTCAGGTTCAGGAATAACAATGGAGCTGGTAGCAGAAGTGTTACTACTAACAACAGTTGGGTTGAAGTTCCTGGGTGGTCAAATAACACTATTATTCCAACTTCAGATGGATTTATTTCTGGTCAGTTTCTGATGATGGCTATTTCCAATGGTCTTGATAGCCAAATGTGTTTATATGTGAACGGAGTATCAAAACTAACTGATTTTGGGTGTTCATATGTTCATCAAGCAGGAGTTTGGAATATACACACAATTCCATTTGAGTTTCCAGTAGCTGCTGGCAAGCCATACAAGCTTTCAGTTTGGTGGCGTATTAGTGGTGGTGGAAACCTAACAGTTTGTAATAACAACACCGACCAACAGTTCCCAACGGAAATATCAGGTATCATCGTCAGTAAATAGTATCGTGCCAGTATTAAAAATGTTAAAATAGATATAAGGAAAAGGAAGAACAATGAGTTATACAGTAAAAGCAGGAGACACGCTGTGGGGGATAGCCCAAAGGCTACTAGGAGATGGTTCTAGGTGGCGAGAGTTGGGCTATACAGGTAATCCTAATACAATGCCTATCGGAACTGTCCTTACTGGAGCTGGAACTGGAGGAGCTGCACCTGCACCTACAGCAGCACCAACTGCCTCTACAACAAGCTCTACTGCAACTGCAGTTATTACTGAAGAGCAGAAGAAAACTAATGCACTTAACGACTTAAACACATTCTTAGGAACTTGGGGTCTTCCTTCCGAGTTTCTTACCAATGCTGATGGAACTCAAGTCAAAGATGCAAATGGTGTTCCAATTGCTAATATGGGCTACACAAACTGGGTAAACTCTCTCACAAATGACGAGGGTAACTCAATGAAAGCAGGAATTGCTGTTCCTGGAGTCCAAGACAACTATAAAAATGAAATGATAAATGCTGCCCAACTCTACAAACCAGAGTGGCAGCGTAAACTTGGGAACCAACAGACTGATGTCTGGAAATCTGAAGCTTCTACTGCTGGTTCTGTTGGTAATGCGATAAAAGATGTTTATAACAGATACTCTTCAGGTGGAATCGTTGGTGGTCTAAAGCAACAGGCTGAACAATCTGCCCTTGATAGTGGTAAAGAAATGTATGACCAAGTGGCAGAAGCCAATAAAAGATGGCAGTCTGACTTCAAGATGGCACAAAAAGAGGGTGCAATGGGGTATGCTGCTACTTCTCGTAAGAAGAAGATTGGAACTTACCAAGCTGGATTGGTCAATAAGTATCAAATTACAGACCCTACGATGCAAAATGCAATAAATAATTATTCAACAGGAGCATAGATATGAGTTCACAAGACGATTATAATGCCTGGCAAGCAGAGGCTGCCAAACTACCTGGACTGATAACAGCTAGTGACCCAACAGCCTTAACAAACGAAATAAATACAGGGTTAAACAACAATAAGGACATAACGGATGCTCAAGCCAGAGCAAACGAAGCTGCAATTCAAACGCAGTCTTATTACAATAATGCCAATAACCCAGAATTGATGGGATTGGATGTCTCTTCTCGTATGAGACTGGGGGATATTAACTCTTCTACAGATAGAATGAACAGCCAGATGCTTGGAGCATATGCTGCTTCTCGTAAAGGCTCTGTTGCTGATGCTATAACTGCCTGGAAAGAAGCTCAAGCAATTAAGCTAAAGGCTGCACAAGAAGCAGCTGACAACCTAAAGGCTAAGTATCAAGCTTCATATCAGAGAGAGCAGGATGCAATCCAAAATTCTAAGGGCTCTGGCACAGGTAGTTCACCTTCTGGAGACGACTACAAGAGACTTGCAGCTACTATGCTTCAGGCTAAGTATAACGAAGGTAAGGCTAAATTTGCTAAGAGTGGACAGAAAGAACCTGCTTGGTATCGTGAATCTGTTGGTGAAGAAGTTGCTCAGAGTATGCCTTGGTTGAGAACATACATTATGGGCGACCAGTGGTCTGGTGGCGTAAAAGACGAGACAAAGACAAAGGGTCTATTATATGAAATCTATGGCGATAACGGTGGATGGTATTAAGAAGGAGAACTAAATGGCTCGTAATTGGATTGATGACGCAATTGACAGTTATCGCAATGGGGATTCATCAAAAGTTCTCTCAGTCTTCAGCAATGATGATGATAGAAGAGCTCGCCTATTAGATGACGAAAGACGCAGGAAGGCAGAGAGAGCTCAACAAGAGCTAAAGGCTGAAGGCGAAAGACAGAAGCAAAAACAGCAAGACCTTGAGAACTCATTTAGTCATAAGGTAGGAAACCCTATCGCTAGAGGCGTAACTGGATTTGGTAGAGAAGCTCTTAACTGGTTAGGTAAGGGCGTTCTTGGTAATCAACTTGCTAACGATGCTGCAGAAGGTAAGCTAAACCTTGGAACCATAGGTGCTGAGGCAGCTCAGGGAACTGGAAAGCTTGCAGACTGGGTAAAAGAAAAGACTGGTTTTGATACTGGTCTAACAGGTCTTAACGATAGCAAGAAGATTGAAGACTTCAAGAACCGTTCAACAGAAACTGCTAAGGCTAACCAAGGACTAGCTAAACTTGCTCAGGCTGATAAAGCTGCCTATAACTTCAAATTAGAGATGGCTAAACAAGCCGAGAGAAAAGGTATTCCTGGAGCGACACTAGCAAGAGAACAACTAGAGCTATGGAACCCTTATGACAAGGGTGCTATTGACTATAGAAGAACTCTAATCGGTGAGAACAACGATGCTGTCACCTCTAAGAATGTCAGAGAAGCACAGATTGCCCAAGAAGAGAACTCTGTAAGTATGGGGGTAGTTACTCCTGAACAAGCAAACGCAGACATTAATCTTGGTAACGAGTTTGATAAATGGGGTGGTGTAGCAGGAACAATCCTTCCTACCGTAGCACTCTATATGGCAGGTGGTGCTGCAGCTACTAAGATTGCTGCTCCAGAGGCTGCCTCTACTGCACTTGGAACATTCGGAAGAACATTCGCTGCTAACACGGCATTTGATATTCCTGCTGGGCAAGCAATGTTCTCAGATGAGGGTGGTGGAACTCGTGGTGAGCAAGGTGCTATAGATGTAACAGCTGCAGCTGGTATCTCATCACTTTCAATGGCTAATAAGAGCGTCAGAGCTGCTCAAATACTAGGTAAACTAGATAAGGCAGGAGCCACTACAGATGGTCTAACAGCCTGGAATCCACAGGTTGTGCTTAACGAATCAAAGACAATGCTTCGCTCTCTTAGACCTGATTTAACAGAAGACGCTATCAACGCAATGGGTCCAATGGGAGTAAGAAAAGCCGTCAACCAGACGATTGATGGTGGAACCGTTGGTATGGGCAAGAATAAGTATTCTGTAACAGGTATGACACCTGAGACTCTAGCAGATGCAGCTTATTCAACTACTAACCGTGGTAATCTTGCTAACTCATTTATTAATAACGCTACAGATGCAGCTAAGAACCCAGATAGTGCTTCTGCTTTTGCTGCTCGTGGAGCACAATTACAAGACATAGCTACCAAAGATGCAGTCATTAAGAAGATTGCAGGAGACTTTGGTCAGGACTATGAACAGGTTGCTAAGGCACTGGAAGCACACAATACAGAGCAGGTTAAGGATGTTTATAGGAAGATGGCTATAGCTGAGGGCAGAATCAAACCAGACAACCAACTAGACCTATCTCCTAACGCTAACCAACAGAAGCTTGAGTTCACAGGAAATGAGAATGTTCCAGGTGCTCAGGGTGCTGTTGTTGAGGATATTACTCCACCAAGACAGTCACCTATGCTTGATGCTCCTGAAGGTGGTAAGTTTACAGCTCCATTTGTAGGAGAAGTTGGTCCTAAGACCCCAACAATAATTGAAAGTGCTAAGAAAGCAGTAGCTGGTAAAAAGGCTGCTTCTAAGAAGGCTTATGTAGTAGCTACTAAGGAAGGCACGGAGATTATAGAAGCTAAGGATGTTGAAAAGGTAGTAAACATCAAGAACGCTGAGACAGGTAACACGAAAGTAATCACAACCAAGGCTGGTAAAACAGTTTCTGCTGCAGAGATTACGGTTGATGCTAAAGCCTCAGACCCAAGGACTTTCAATAAAGCGAATATGAATAGCTACAAGAAGGGTGACATCATTGTAGTAGACGGTGAAGAAAGAGTCTTCCAGGAACTTCAAGATGGTAAATGGCTCAAAACTAAGAAGGTAGGAGACCTAACGGACTCTACTTCTAGCAAGAACATTGACTACATTGAAGACTCTGCTCCTGCTGCTCCTACACCAGTAGCTACTCCTAAAAAGGAAATCACAGCAAAGCAAAAAGAAGGCATAATTGAAAAGGTAGCTGAGCGTATCAAGAGAGAGACTCCAAACATTATCTCTGATAAGACTGCCAAGAAGATTGCAGTTGAGAAATATGACGAAGCTACTAAGAGTATCACCTCCCTTGAGAAGAAGGGCTGGGAGAAGATGCCAGAGGCTGGAGAGGGTGTCTATACTAACCGTGCTGGAGCTGCAGTTAAGAAGCTTGAGGATGGAACATTTGAAGTCCAAGACCACTTCGGTCACATAAATACATTTGAGAATGAAGACCTAATGAATAGCTATGTCGGAAGACACTTCACTGAGAAGACTCCTATTCAGATTAAACAAGAGAAACTTGCTAAGAAAGCATACGACCATATCCTAAAGAACGATGGTATCACTATTAAGACTGGTAACAATGTCCAGCCTAAAGAGGGATTCGTCTACAGTATGGAGAAGGGTAAGGAGACTATCGTTCCTGCCAAAGAACTATCTGAAGACCACATTGAAACTTTCCTAAGAGATAACTGGAACGAACTATCTAAGCCTGGAAACCACTTTGGTGCTTGGCTTGATGATGGTGACTTCTACCTAGATGTATCAATCGTTGGTAAAGACCAAGCTAAGGCTGTAGCAGACGCTTTCGGTAAAGAACAAATAGCAGTTTGGGATTTAGCTAAGGGAACAGGTATTGAGACTGGATGGAAACCAGTGAGCGTAAAGGCTCAAGCAGCAACTGAAGCTGTTGATGACCTAGTTGATTCACCAAAGGCACTCAAGACTGGCAAACAGAATGTAGAGTTCTTTACTGGTAAAGCAGAGAAACCTTCATCAGATGTTCCATATACACCTACCATAGAGACACCACAGGTATCAGGTGAGACCAAAGCAGCATTTAGCCTATACACAATGGGTGGTAACTTCACTGGTCACATCTCTAAGATGATTCCTGGCTTCGCTGAGAAGCAGATGGCAGTCACAGAAGCTATCATCAAGAGTGATGCTAAGAGCTTCCTGGACATTGGTGCTTCAGAGGGTGGAGTAGTTAAGACTGTATCTGCCAGAAACCCTAAGATTAAGAGCGTAGCACTAGACCCAAATAGAGCTATGAAGGCTAACTTTGACGCTACTCCAGCAGTTAAGAACACCGAATATAAGCTTGAGGCTCTCGGTGGTTCTTGGGTTGAAGATGATGGATTCAAGGTTAAGCAGTTCAGTCCTAAGAACAAGTTTGATGTAATCAACGAAGACTATGCCTTCCAATTTATAAACAGTGATAGAGCAGGACAGCTTAAAGAAGTTAAGAAGATGCTTAACAAAGATGGTCTATTCGTAAGCTCAGAGAAGTTCCATACTGCAGACTTTGAGGCTAATGAGACTGCCAAACTAGCACACCAGAGCAAATACTTCTCTCCTGACCAACTAACAGAAGATAAACAAACCATAGTATCTGGAATGTCAGACGATATGGTTAAAGATACTGCATACGAGAAGCTTCTCAAGAAGAACTTTAAGTATGTTACTGAATACTGGAACTCAGGAAACTTCAAAGGATATGTCGCAACTAACAGCAAAGCTAAACTTAATAAGTTCTTAGCTGATGTTGGTGATGTAAACTCAGAGTTCTCAGTAGTCCAGACACCACGAGCCGTGACTAACCCAGGAGCTAAAGCTATAGATGAAGCACCAGCTTCTGCTTACCTAGACAAGCCTAATGCTGCAGTAGAAGCAGATATGGCAGCTAAACAAGCTGCAGTAGCACCAAAGGGATTTGACGAAGCAGCTAAGACCTCAGAACTGGCAGACTTTGATGTAAAGATAGAAACAGCACAGCAACAAGCAGACAACTTCAGGGCTCAGGGCAACGAGACTAAAGCTGGAATGGTTGATGAGTATGTAAGATTACAGGAAACAAAGAAAGCTGCAGTATTAAAAGAGCTTGAGGATAACGGTGTTAGCTGGAAGGGCAATGTTGCTAAGGGTCAGAAGCTTATCGCTAAGGCTCTACAAGAGAACTCAAAGAATATGTATGGTTTCGTTGGTGGTATGAGTATGGAGCAAGACGAAAACGGTAATATGAAGATGAAGTTTGACCCAATGATGGCAGCTATGGGTATGGTTGGCTCTATGGCTTTCGGTCCAAAGGGAGTCCAAGTAGCCAAAACTATAGCGTCACAGGGAGATGTGATAGCTAAGTCTTCAGACAACCTACTTAAAACCCTTGATAACGCACCTCAGCTATCTGATAACTTCTTAAATGCAGCTAAACAAGCACTACCTACACCTAAGGCATATGTTCCAGGTGAAGTAGTAATTAAGAACACAATGAGTGACGGAGCAATCATAGACGAGCTTACTCAGAGAATAAGTTATGCACAGACACCTGAAGAGGTTGAGGCTCTATTCGCTCAGGCTAAGGTCAATGTTCCTGATAAGGTAAACCTAATAGACAGAGTATTCAGACCATTTAATGTAATGGCTGGTCTTGATGGTGGAGACGATATGAAGAATATCGTTAGAGAAGCTCAGGCTGAAGCACGACTAACAAACCAAGTATTCCGTAAGGACTCTTTAGAGAGACTCGGAACATTTGGCAGACTATCTGACGCTGAGAACTTCAACTTCATTTATAAGATTCAGCAGGGCAACCTAGAGTCAATCACACCTGCTCTCCGTGAACACGCAGAAGTATACAAACATATGGCTGACATTGATGCTAAGATGCTTCAAGAAATTAACCCTGACCTAAACCTACTTGACCACTACTTCACACAGTCTGGACTAATCAGACCACTCAACCCAGACTCTGCTACAGGATTCGTAGGTCGTTCTATGGGCTCAACTGGATTCACTAAGAAGAGAGTATTTGAGAATGTCGGAGACCTAGTTCAATGGCAGACACAAAACGCTGACAGATACGCTCTAATGACCTCTAACCCAGAGACACTCGCTGCTTCTTACCACGCTAATGTTTCAAGAGCTTATATGGCTGATAAGATTATTAAGGAAGCAAGACTAAAGGGAATTGATGAGAAGACTGTCAACTCAATGATTGAGTATATGAAGAGCTCTGGTCTCGGAAACAGTCCAATATACAAGACCGTCACAGAAGCTAATGCAGGAATCAACTCATTCGCCTTAGGTCTATCTGGATTCCACGCAACTATGACCACTGCCAACTCAATGGTATCTTCACTAGGTCAAGGTCTAAAAGAGATTACACAGGGTAGATTAGGTAGAGGACTCGTTGATGTAGCCTCAACTCCTATCGCTCCTGTCCAAGACCTTCTAAAGGGTAGAAATGTAAGAGCTGCGATAAAGACTGCACAGAAGTCTGGAGCTATCACAGCACAAGAAACTATAGATATGATTCCAAACCTAAAGCTACGAGCACAAGTTCAGGAAGTAATCCGTGCAGGTGGTGGTTTCGGAATAGACGACATATACACAACTCGCTCAGTCCAGAGATTCAAAGACGCTTTCAATGGACTTAAAGCTGGGGATAAGCTGGTTAAAAACAGTGCTAAGTTAGCAGTAAATACGCCACTAGCAATCCTATCTAAGTTCTCTGAGCCACTAATGGCTTGGTATGTTCCTAACCTAAAGGTAGGAGCGTTCCTTCGTATCGCTTCAAGCGAACTAGACAGAGTAGGTGTAGCTGCTGCAGATACTAAGAACACTACTAGAATACTGGCTAACGCCTGGGATTCAATAGACAACCGTTTCGGTCAACTTGTTAAGGACAACCTATTCTGGAATAAGACACTTGAAGACGCTGCTTACGCTGCTTCTCGCTCTGCTGGTTGGAACATTGGTTCTATCAAGGAGCTTGGTGGTGGTGCAGTAGATATACTTGACCCTAAGCAATGGAAAAGAATGGCTCAAGGCGAAGGTATGTCAAACAGAACTGCCTACCTAGTTGCTCTTCCTCTAACTGCAGCTATGATTGGTGGAACATATAACTACCTAGCAACTGGTGAAGCACCAAAAGACAGTAAAGACTGGTTTAACCCACGAACTGGAGCACTGACACCTAACGGAGAACCAGAGCGTATTGAGTTCCCAACCTATATGAAGGACTTGGCTTCTTGGACATCTGACCCAGTGCAGACTGCTATGAACAAGATGTCTCCTACTCTAGGTCTTGGAACAAGCTTAATCAGCAACAAAGACTGGAAGGGCGACCTAATCAGGAACCCTGATGCTTCTGCTATTGACCAGACTAAGCAGGTTGGTTCACACATTGCTAATACATTTATGCCATTTGCTCTAGCTAAAACTAAACAGAGGCTTGAAGACACAGGTGAGAATAAGGTCAGAGCAGGTATTGAGTCCTTCCTGGGATTCAACCCAGCTAAGCGTGATGTTACTATGAGTGAAGTAGAGAAGAAGCTCTACGATGTAGCTGGTAGGTCTAAGATGGTTAGAACCCCAGAGCAAGTTAAGGCTGACTCTGTTAAGGCTGACATCCGTAAGAAGATTAGAGAAGGCAAAGCTACTGAAGAAGATATGCAGACACTACTTGATAACGGAGTATCTAAATCTTCTCTCAAGAACTATGGTAAAGAAGCTGCTAAATCAAGCGTCATAAAGACATTTGAGACACTTTCCTTAGAAGAGAAAAAGAACTTCCTTGCAAGCTTGAGCGAAGGTCAGAGAAAAGAAATCAAGAATGAGTATATGACATACCAAAAGAACAAGTCTCTTGGAGAGAAGAATTGGCAGAAGTATCTTACTGGAAAAGAAAAAGAAGTAAATACAGGTCAAGTTATGAACGAATGGGCAAAATGGGCTACCGATGAAGAGTCTGAATAAGGTATAATATTACTATGAGTTATTTTGAGAAAATACAAATAATGGCTGAAGTTTCCCCTGGAATCTACAGAACTATAGAAGGTGACGAGATAACCAGAGCTGTTCCTACGCTTGACTATGAGCACCACGAGATTCACGAAGGAGACCACTTCGTTTACCACGACCAAGTAGAACTTGGTTCAAATGGAACTCAAGATTACCTAATCACCGTTCCTGATATGTATGGCTTGAAGTTTGAGAACTCTAAGAAGTGGGCTCACCTAACCTTCACAGTCAGTGGCTCTGCTATTACTGAATACCAAATCTATGAAGATACAGACAAGACTGGAACAACTGCTCAGACAGCTATAAACAACAACCGAAACTCTACGAATACTCCACTTGTTACTATTAAGAAGGGAACCTCTGGGGGAACTACTGACGGAACCAAACTTCCACTTGGTATGAAGTCAGGTTCAGCCCAGGGCTCTTCACGAACAGGTATGGAGTCGTCAAGGAGTAGCGAGATTATATTAAAAAATAACACAAAGTATATCATTAGGATTACTTCTGGAACGGCAGCAAACCTGTGCAACATCCAGTTGAGTTGGTATGAGCATACGAATATGGTGGTGAACGATTAATGGAAAATATTAATGTAGGTGAATTATTACAGCTAGGTGGATTAGGAGCAATCGCTTTCTTCCTAGTTTGGTTTTTGTCAGTCAGAGTTATTAAGGCTCTTGATAAGTCACAAGACACCCAGGACAAAGTGGCTGACACCCTGGGCGTAGTTGACCGTAAGGTTGACACCCTCTTAGAGAGGACAAAAAAATGAACATTGAAACATTAGAATTGTTCCAGTTAGCTCTGTTACTTGGTATAATTGTATTAACGGTTTATGTTTATGTGAAAACTAGAGACATTGCTGAGAAGGCTCATAGCATAAATGGTAAGCTGGATTCAATTTCCGACAGCGTATCTGTTCAATTAACGAAAGAAAAGAGAAAAAAATAATGGTAGATTTTACTTCAGATTCAGTGACGCTAGCAATCTCGTCAGTAATGTTGGCAGCACTAGCTTGGTCTTGGTGGAGACACTACATAATTCCAGATGGTATTGGAAGGTTTATTTTACTTTGGTTCAACGGATTACTAGCGTTCTTCATAGCAAGCCGAGCATTTGGTTACATTCTGACCTATGTTGGTGTGCTTGATATTCCTGCACAGAGAATCTACAACCAGTTCAATATCTTCGTCATCTACATTATCATCATCACACAGGTGGTAATTCAACTAAACTACAAGCACTGGGATAAGAAGAAAAAAACTTGTAAAGGTCAGAAAAAAGGAAGATAATTAGAGTAACAAAGGAGGACAGACAGTGAATGTAATAAACATTATCGGTAAACTACCGAGAAGTGGTAATCAAGGCTCACACGCAGTCGCAGGAATTACCCACATTGTTGTCCACCACGATGCTCAATTTCGCCCAGATGCCTATGACGATGAAACTCGTTATGTGCAGCAGGCGAATTTTCATATTGGGCGTGGTGAAGATGGGCTCCAATACAACTACAAGATTTCTAACCTAGGTGACATCTACCTATGTAGGAATTGGACAGACATCCTATGGCACTGTGGTAACTACGCAGTAAACTGTGCCAGCATAGCGATTTGTTTGGATGGGAATATGGAATCTCAGGTTCCTACATCTCAACAGATTCAGGCTCTTCAGGACTTGCTAGACAACCTGACGACAGAACATCCTGAGTTCCCAGCGTCTCAGGGCAATGTTTGGTATCACAATGAAGTAGCTCTCCCAGGTGGAGCAACTGCTTGCTGTGGTCGTAACCTGAAGCCAGCAATCGTAGAGTATAGAGCTGATGGAGACATCGTAAATGATGTTCCTGCTGCTCCAGTAATACCTCAAGTTCCAGTCACAAACAAATACTACAGAGTGTTTGACTACAACGGAACGCAGGTAGGTGCTTACACCACTCTGCAGAACGCTATGACCAAACTAGATTCAATTGAAGCTGGTGTCATTAAAGACCCAGATATGAACGAAGTGAAACGCAAGGACAAAGTTCCTACTACACTTCCTGGACCATTCGTTGGGGTGGATGCACCACCAGAGGTTAAGCCCACAGAACCCCCTGTATTGCCAGAAATCCCTGTGGAACCACCAATCCCTACTGAACCTCCAATAACCCCACCAGAGCCAGCTCTGAGTGTTTGGGCAACCCTTTGGAAGGCGTTAACAGAACTGTGGAACACACTCTTTAAGAGGTAGTTCTCAGCTAAGGGGGTTAAAGCCCCCCTAAGTTGGGTAATACCAAAGCAACTTCACTGGGGGGTGAATGGGTTGGCAAGTAAGAAACACCAGAAGCTGTTGGCTGAAGGAGGCTCTGACCGTCATCATTTCTATCATCCGAAGAAACTCTACGGAGGCAAGAACCCCATTCTCCACCTGCCGTATGGTCTTCACCACAATTACCACGGACACTTTATGGCTCGTTGCAAGCAGTGGGAGCGTAGGTTGTGTCACAACGCCACCTGCACTTTCGCTGAGATATGCTGCTACCACAAAACCGATATAGATTGGGGAAGGAGAGTGCCGTATGGAACATCCGTGCAAGGTGTGTCTGACTGACACGCCTAACAAATATCACCAATGCGACCACGCCTGCTACGACTACCGTCTCTTCGTGGCTTCTGTCACAGGCGAGAGTGTGGCTCGTGTCGCAAGAGAAAGTGCCGATGTCATACGGCACAACCAAGAAGAACTTGAAGCCGAGTGACCCTCGGTTTTAAGCCAGGGGAGTGAGGGGTAATCCCCCTCCTCCCCATCCAACTAGGTAAACTAAAGAAAGGAGTTCAGTATGAACTTAGACCCTAATTTAATCGCCCTTGCGTCTGTCGCAGTTACCATTGTGACGCAGGTGCTAAAGAAAAGCTCACTACCAGTTACTGGGGCAAACGCTAAGGTCGTTGTCATAGTTCTTGGAGTCATAGTCGTATTAATCCCTGCTTATCTAAACGGTGCTCTGACGCAAGCAAACGCAGAGACACTGGTGACGAGCATACTACTTGTGAGTGCCACGGCAATTGGTGTCTATGAGGGCATCAAACAAATTTGGAACGCTATTGCTTCCAGAATTAAGAAATAGGGATTAAAACCTAATTCACCATTGCCAACTTAAAGTCCTAAGGAGGGGGGCTCTTGCCACAGAGCTCCCTAACTTATTAAGGGGAATATGAAAATTTATGTAGAAGGAGCCCTTCCTGGGCTCAACGGAATCATAGCAGTAGCTAAAAAACACTGGTCAGCCTACGCTAAAATGAAATCAGAACATACCGAGAGGTTTATGTGGGAAACGAAAAAGTTTCCAAAGTATGATTGCCCAGTAAAGATTACGCTCACTTGGCATTATAAAAACGCTCTTAGAGACCCAGATAACATCGCAGCAGGTGCGAAGTTTATTCTTGATGCTTTAGTTAAGAACGGTATTCTCGTTGACGATAATGTGAAGTATATTCCAGAGCTTCACCATATTTATATTAAAGACAAGACTGATGGAGTAGATATAGAAATAGAAGAAGCGAACCAATAGAACAGTTCGCTTCAACGGCAGGGTTAAAATGTCATTTCTGACTGCTCAATTCTATCACAAATCAAGCTGTTTTTCTATCTCAGACTCTACCCCAGAGTCTCTTTTTGTTTCGTGCTCTCGCACTGGTTTGATACGGACTACCTTAATCTCGTGAGTAGGTTCACTCTCGTGACCCCAACAGATTAGACCAAGGTCGTGGGAACGCTCAAGGTGGTTGTGAACCCAGTCGTGATGTCTCCTACATAGGTAGGCGATGTTCGCTTCTGAGTCCGTGCCACCTTCTGAGCGTTGCTTACGGTGATGTCTGTCAGTCTCAAACTGACCACAATGGGCGACTACGCAAGGGTGATACTCTCTCTCAAGAGCTACCTGCATTTTGTCCATTACTTCTTCTTAGGCGTGGCTGCAGCTGCTTTGTATTTTCTGAAGGCTGCTTTAGCTTCTTCAATGGTTTCCTCAAGGGTCTTGCCGTCAGTGTTTAGAATTATAACTGGTTTCTTAGCCATATTACTCCTTTACTATTTTTTTACATTTAGTGAACGGTATCATTGCGAGCTTCACACCCTTACGAATCATTGTAGGCTGTTTCAGAGCCATTTCTCCGTCAAAGTGATACTCACCCTCATAATAGAACTCTTTGCTCTTAGGAGACCTGTCTATGCAGGTTATGAAGTTATCTCCGTTATCTATTTTGTTTCTCTTGAAACCGAATCCTGGCTCGTTGATTGTTGGGTGCTTCCACACCACTTCTTTAATAACATCGTGTGCCATAAGAACCTTTCTCTATAAATGTGGCTGTTGGGCGAAAGGAAGGTGAATTCTAAACTCCCACTACTTAGCTAGGACTACCTAGCACCACATATAGCTATTTAACTTTTAATACTTGATAACAGAACAAGAAACAAGCTCCCCAAGCAGCGAGTAGTGTGTTGAATAAACCAACTACTGCTAGGGCAACTACCCACAATGCTATAATCTTTAACATTTTAGTAGTTCCCATTCGCTAACCAATATCTGTATGCGTTCATATAGGTGGTATACCTACCTGCTACATACTTGTCCATCCAAGCGTCTTGGACAGACTCTGGAACCTGTGACACAAGGGCTACTGCCTCTGCATATGTGTAGTTCCAGGGCTTAACATTCTTGGCGTGGTAGACACCTGCGAAATCAAGTAGCTTATCACAATCATTAGCCTGGGGTTTTCCACAGGCATAAGTAGTTTTGTTCACCGAAGTGAGTCCACCTTCGTGGGCGATAATCCACTGCTTTGCTTCTGCTTCTGTGCTGACCGTTACTGGTGCAGCGTGTGCCACTGAAGCAAGAGCTAGTTTCGCTTTGGCTTCTGCCTTAGCTTGTTTTAACTTTTCAAGTTCCTCGTTTGTCTTCTGAAGTTTGAGTTCAAGCTCGCCAGATTTGCTAGTCTCTGTTTTAAGCTCTTGCTCTATTTTTGTTTTTGTTTCTTGAAGTGACCGATACTCTTCTTGTGATTTGTTTAGTTGGTTCCTAACGACTAGGAGTCCAACAACTGCTATAAGCAACAACACTGTTATTACCATAGGAGCAGTTACTCTTCTTAGTAAAATATCTTACCTTTCTTTTAAGCAATCTTTTCTCAAAGTCCTACAACTATTTTACCAAAATTATGGTAACTAGAATAGCAATAGATACTCCCCAAGCAATCAGAACTGCTGATAGAATCTGCTTCACTGCTTCAAACTTGTTCTCTTCGTTGATAGCAAATTCGTATGCAGATTTGGCTTTCTTCTCTGAAGCAAGTGCCATTTCAAGGTGTTCCTTAGAATCGGCTATAGCCTTGTTAGCTATTTCCATTGTCTCGGTTAGGTTGGTGAGCGTCTGCTCAATGTCTGCCTTAGGCAGTGTTACCATTTCTACTGGTGGCTGAATTGAATCTACTGGTTTATCTTTCATTGTGTCTCCTCATTTTTTTAATCTGACCGTCAAAGTCCAATACTTTTGCTACTCTTGCTGAGAACCAGTCCATTAGCATTAAGTTTGTAGAATAGCCTAGAGCGAATACCAAAGGTATGCCCATAAGAACTACATCAGACTTTGCTAGACCAGTTACGAACAATGCTACTCCGACCAATATCAAGCTGTATTTAACAGCCGTATACTGTAGCCTTAGCTTCTGTGTTGCTCTGAACTTATCTTCACGAATCTCTGCCATTACTACACGAGACTTTCGCTTAATTGGTTTCTTGTGGCAAGAACGGCAGGTATCACCCTTTGGGTAAAACTGTCTCTCTTCTTTCCACTCGTTGCAAGTCTCGCATAACTTCTTCTTGTTTAATTTGAACTCCATTACTTTCTCCTAAGTTTAATTACTATTTCTTCTAAGTCGGTGTCGTTGATTAAGTCGTCTATGTAGATTGTGAACTTGTTAGACTTTGCGTTTTCTTTTGGTGGGAACCCAGTCCAGGTTCCGTGGTAGACTGGTGGTTTAATTTCTGGCATTTTATACCCTTTCTGTTATTAGTCCAGTTGCCATATCGTAGTGGAACCAGAAGTCTCCATACCCAGGACCATTTCGGTCTTTCTGAATACGAACCATCATTCGGCTCTGCTTCTTCAAGGTTTCTATCTTCTCAAATTCGTCTACTACTTGGTCTGGAATATCTAACGCTTGGACATCACGCCACAATACGATAACTTGGTCAGCGTCTTGCTCTATTGAGCTTGACCCTTTCAAGTCGTGAATAGTTGGCACTCGCCCTTCTTTATCTTTCCTTGAGATATGACTGATTGCCACGATTGGCACTGCCAAACTGACTGCCAGTCTCTTCATTTGTAGGACAAGAAGCGATAGCTCCTGTGTCACATTGTTGGGGTTACGAGCAAAGAAGTGTATGTGGTCTACGAGTATCGCTTCCACGCCATAGTATTTTTTTGCAGCTATTGAAACTGCTCTCACAGTGGACATATCAGTGTCCTTATCTCCTGCGAAGTAGAAATACATAGGCAAAGCGTTATACATATCTTCTATGTCTTGTAGCTCCTGGGTTGTTATCTTGTTGAACGGCTTGTTAGCCATCATTGAAGCCATACGCTTGACGGTCTCTATTGGTTGGTTCTCTAAGCTGAATATCATTACTGGGGTTCCGTTCAGACACATATTTCTGAATATGTTTAGTCCGAAGGTGGACTTACCTATTCCAGTATCAGCTGCAATTACCGAGAGCTTACCTGCTCCGAGTCCAGAAAACACTGAATCTAATTGGTCATAACCTGTAGCGAGTCCAGTCGCTCCGTCTTGGTTCTTCAGTTCTGACATTAGTTCTGAGAAGCTCATAACATTCTCTGGTTTTACTTTATCGGCTTCTTTGATTAGTTGGGTAAACTCTTCTTTTGTGTGACCTTGCAGAAAGAACTCATTTAAGTCTTTAGTAGGTAATACGATGTTAAGACATCGCTCTAGCCCTAGTCTGTCTATTAACTTGTGAGCACCTTTCTGACCTGCCTCGTCACTGTCATAACACACAATGACTTTATCAGCTTTATCAAGTTGCTTCATTTCTTCTGGGGTAAAGGAACTCGCTCCTGTGATTCCAGATACTGCCACCATACCCCACTGGTAGCCTATCATTGCATCAAACTCACCTTCCGTGAGAACTACTGCCTTTCCCTTCTCAATGAAATCTCCATTGAAAATGTAGGAAGGACACCCTGTCTCACGAGAGTATTGTTTTTCTGCAGGTGGAATAGAACGATATTTGATACAGACTAATTTGCCGTCAGCAATAATTGGTATTGCTATCAAGTTCTTGGGTGACAGCCCTAGCCGTAGTTCTTTAATTGTTTCGTCTTTTAACCCTCGCTCCCTCAGATAATTTAGAGCATTTTCGCTTTTCCAGAGAGCCTTGAACATAGAGTTCATTTTAGCCTTATCTGGGAAAACCTCTTCTTTTTTAGGCACGAAGGTGCGTATCTGTTCTAAGATTGTGTTGGAAAAGTTCTTCTGCAGTTGCCAGAGATTACCCTTTTCCCCACACTTCTTGCAGTCGTAGAGACCCTTATCGGAACTGACATAGAAATGCCATTTGGTGTCTAGGCAGTAAGGACAGGACTGGAGAATAAACTCATTGCCTTTGTCCTTGTATACCCACCCTTGTCCGTTGAGGAAGTCCACAACATCATATTTGTTTGGGTCTTTGAACATTGTTTCACCTTTCTTTTCTTGAGATAGAATAACTATGAATATTAAGTTTTAGCTTCGGTTAGATTGTTTTTAGGTATGCCCCCCCTACCCCCCCACAGTCAGAAAAACAGTGTGTGAGAAAGTAGGTGAGCAATACTTTAGCTTACGGTTGAGTTGCTTCAGTATACGCCCTGCAGACTTGATTTTAGTTCACCTATCTGCACAGATACTTCTGCCCCTTGTGAACACCGAGTTTCGCACTTGGTCTACCCATTATAGCAAAAGCCCAAGACTGTGTGTCAAGGGCAATTTGCGAGAGCACATTGTGCGAAACTCAATGCTCGTATTCAATTGTGCTATGTCAGCAACGACTAGCAATACTATTATAGCACAACTTGTCCACAACTTGTCCACCGTTATTCTATTATCAAGATACCTTACTTGAAGGGCTCGTCTTCGTCTACGACAGTTCCACCGAGAGCGTCTGCTACTCGTTCTACTTCTGAAGCACCGTTGATGTCTAGTGGGTCACTCATTGTGTTGTCCTTCATAGACAGGTAGGCTTCAGCCATTTTGTCCATAACATCTTTAGAGATTGCTTCTTTCTCGGTCACTACCAATGTGTAGTAAGCCACAGAACCCTTGGTCTCTTTCTTAGTTGTTATAGTCAAGATAGAACTGAATAGTGGTCTCTGTGATTTGTAGAAGTTATTTAATAGACCTGTGCCTACCTTATAACTTGCTCCCCTAAACTGAATTGAGAAAGGTGTAGCCATTTCTCCACCGATTAAACCAGTGAAGTTGATTGACTCTTTACAAGCAGGTGGTGTCTTGCCGTTCCATCTGGAATTCTCACAAAACGCACACTTGCCATACTCTGTTCCTTCAAGGTTCAAAGCGTTCTTTTCTTTCTTAATAGTTTTACAGAGTGGGTCACTTCCTGTCATACCTTCTGGGAAGAGAATACGAGAGAAGCCGTAGTCCAAGAGAATTACATCCCAAGACTTTGCCTTCTCACCTGTTAGGGTGTATTCAATCATACCGAAAGTATCGGAAGCACTTGAGTTATCTAATTTAAGATAACCGAAAGTAGTGGCAGGAACATACTCTTCCATACCCATTACTTTACCTTCTGCGTCACGATAGTTGGCTACGACTTTATCGTCTACCTTAGCCAGTTCCAGTGAATCTTTTTCTTCAATCATTGTGTCTCCTTACTTTGTCTTCTTAAACTTGTTTAATCTTACTTGTATAACGACTGTATCGTTACACACATCGCAACAACGACCAGAATTTACTGGTTCAGCGTTGTTACCGAAACCCTCGTAGGGTTCGTGGCAGATAGAACATACTTGTTCTTCTTTTGCTAATTCCTCTTTTGTGAGGACTGCTTCAAGACCTGCCATACCGAATCGTGCTCCCCAAGTAAGAGATTCTCTATCTTGTTTACACATTTCTTTAGCAAGGTCTTCTGGGGTTACTTTACATAGTCTAGCTAGTGCGAATACAACTTCGTTGCTCGCAGAGATTAGACCTTTGATTTCGTCTTTTGCCATTTTAACTCCTAACCTAATGTTACTTTAATCAATAACCAGAGTATGCCATAGGCAATTAGCCCACGAACACAAGCCCAACAAAAGTCTTTCCACAGATAATTTCTGGGGTCAAACTTGTTTGGGTATCTCAATCTACTTTTCATTTGAGACCTCCAGTTTTAACTCTTGCTTATCAACAACTCTGGCAAGAAAGAATTGTCCTACGACCTTAGGAAGTTCCCAAGTAACAGACTCATAGTTATCAAGGAAGAACATATTTACTGCTCCACCAGACAACTTGTCTATTAGCATTGAGAACGCCAGTCCAACCCTTAGCTTCTCACCAGTTGATAACCTATCATATGTGACACCTTTGACTGTTACCTCAAAAGTCTCAACCCACTCAAGCGTAGTCTGAACTTCTCGCATTAGCTTGATGTCTATTTCTGGAATAATCTTTTTTAGGAACGCTACCATTGGTCTCACCTTCACTTCAAGCTCCCTTGCAGGAACCATATTAGGTGCTAGATATTTGATAGCGTGTTCTAGTAGCGACATATCGTCACCAGAAGTGTCCTGTGACTTGCGTAGAGCCCCTACAACAGCTTTTTTCTGCAAAAGGGTCTCCTTATACGCCCTAAGCTCTCCAACGGCTTCTGAGTAGATTCTTTTTAGCTCGTCAGTTTTGAAGTCTGGGGTTGGTTGCCCACACTTATCACAAGTCTTAACTTTTCTGGCTTTTAGTTGCTCACCTAAAGCAGTAGCTTCAATGTCTGAAGCACCTACTACTACTTCTAACTCTTTGATTTCGTCTTCAAGAGCTCGTATGTTTGTGGTCTTCGCATACTGATTCTTCTCAATGCGTAGGCGTTCTGCTTGTAGCTTCTTTCGTTCTGCTCCAAGGTTGCCGTTAAGATTCACACCATACTTCTCAAGGAAGTCTTTAGGGTCTGACCCCCACAGCTGAGTAAAGAGCTCTAATCTGTTCACAACAGGAGAGTTATCTATAATCAACTGTCTTTGTTCGTTTAATGGTAGACCGAAGAAGAAGCCGACATCAAAGATACACTGAAACAACTTAGCTTCTGGCAATATGCTTTCTAAGTCTCTTTGTGCGACTTCCCCTTGGTCTGTGCTTCCGTCAAAGAAGAACACTTTGCTACTGGCTAGTGACCGTAACCTTTGGACAGTGTAGTCACTGAATTCGGCAGAAACTTTAGCAGAGTTCTCGCCCTGCTTGACGAGTTCCCTTAAACCTAAATTGCTACCGTTTAAGTCTTTACCATACAGTGCGAACAACACTGCTTCTTTTATGGAAGACTTACCAGAGCCGTTCTTCCCAGATAGATAATTTACATCACCGAACTCTAACTCTTGTGAGCTAAAGTTACGGAAGTTTGTTAGCGATAATCTATTGAGTTTCATTTTCACCTTCACTTTCATATCTTCTTACAATTTTTTCTATCTCTGGGTATGTGGTTGCGTAATCTTTGATTACTCTTTTGAGTCCGAATCGGAAGAAGTCAGAGAAAGTCCAGTCAAGCATATGGTTGTTCACCTTTATGATTGCAATGGCAGGTCTATACTCTTGGTTGAACCTAAAGTTCCATTGGTATGGGTTCTTAGGTGTCTTTGGTTTCTTCCTTGGTGCGAACTCTTCTTTTCCGAAGTATGCTACTGCTTCCTTCAGAACTTTGTTGGCTATATCTTGTAAGTTTTCGCTCTGAATAGATACAAGATATGTGATACAAGCGAACTCATATTTTTCTATAACTACGCCTGTATTTGTGCTTGTTTTTCTTATCTTCATTATACGCCTTTTATATCTTTATATCAATGATTAATAGGCACTTACGACATATGCCTTCACCTTTTCTGCACTCGTATGGTGTGAGTTTTTTGAAGCAGTCCAAACACCTATGGGTCTGCTTCTCAAACCTGCACCACTTACAGTTTTTCTGTGGACTTTTCATTTTCTGCTCCCAGTTTTAATCTCAACGCTTGTTCCCCCCAGATACGATTTTCTGGGTTGTTTAAGAACTCTTGTAAAGAGAACTCGTCATATAGGTTCCTACGCCAGAACTGATTAGTCAAGTAAATGTCCACTCGTTCTTTCACAGTTATCTGTGTAAGTGGGTCTGTCATTTAAGCTCCTTCCGTATGTTCTCTAATGCGTAGTGGATTTCTGCTTCGTCTGGATTAAGCAAAGCGAACCAAGCTTCACGCAGAGCGTGATAAAGTGGTGCGAACTTCTGCTCTTCTCTCGTTAGCACTGGCTCCAAAGGTATAGCACCACAATGTTCTTTGCAGTCTGCACACATACCTTCGCCATTGTTCTCGTTAAGAACTTTTGCAGAGCAACAGCTTGATACCTTCGTGAAGTAGTAGTCTACCCACTCTTTGTATGCTTTGTTGTTCTTGAAGCTGTCAGTCTGGTTCTCAAGCCACTGCTCTTCTGTCCAGACTTCCTTCAATGGTAAGTCGTTTTTACGAAGATACTCTCCGTAGGTCTTTCCTAAGTGTATTACGCTCATTTGGTCTCCTTCTCCTGTGTGTATAAGTAAAATACACCCCCAGGTTTTAAGTCTTGAACTGCGTGTGCCGTAAAGTGGCAACAGAGTTTCAAGTTCTTTTTGTTAATACCGATATAGTCACGCTCTGGTTCTAATTCACCAGAAGCGATTACTCTGCTCAAGTCATATAGACTGAGCACAATTGGGTTTTTGTCCATTACTCATTACCCCCTATTACTTCTACTAATTCTAATAATTCTTCTTTAGTGTTAAAGTGAAAAACTTCTCCGTCTTCTGTGACAATGTAGTATTTCCAGTTCTTTTCTAGCACTAAGTTATTTTCTTTAGCAATTTTCTCTAATTCTTTAGACATTTGGTAAGTTCTCCACCATAGGGCTTGGGCAGTCTACTTTGTGAACCATAATCTCGTCTCGGTCATATGCACACTTACAACCCTTCTCCCTATTCTCTTTCATTATTGCGTCTTGATAGCATTTTACTGCTTCGGTTTTGTGATTAAGCATTTCGTTCCTTTCTTTAATCTTTCTAATGTTTGTGGTGAGCGAGTATACTTTCCTGCCTTCTCGTCACCTTTCTTGAACCAGAACTGCCGACCTTTAATCAAGTTCTGTCTTCCACCGACAGAGAGTTCAGCTTTTAGCTTCCGATAGTCTTCTGGCAATTGCCCCTTCTTTAGGTCAAAGCCGAACTCTTTACGGTATTGTCTCGCATTGTCATAACCGTGAACTTGCACTAGGTGAGTTCCGATTTGTCTGAACCACCTGTTGCAGATTTTGCACTGAATAAGATTTTCGTAGCCGTAGGTGTCTATCAGTTTCTGTTGTGTCCGTTGCTTCTGATATTCAGCACCATACTTCTCTCTACGCTTCGCCTTCACTTCTGGTCTGGCGTAGTATTCTTTCATATACTCGTTCCTATTCATTACTCGTGTCTCCTAAGCCACTCGGCTTCTCGGTAGCCGTCTACCTGTTGGTCAATAGCTTCCTGTTCAAGGTATTCAGCATAATCAGAGCACCAAGCAGGGAAGGTCTGGACTTTTTCAACGCCCTTCGCTTTCTCTTCTCGGTAGAACTCGTTATACTTCGCCTTGAGCTCGTCATAATTCTCGCTTACCCACTCGTTATAACTCATAATTAAGTCTCCCTTTTAGTTAGTTCTCTCTCAATTTCAAGCAGTGTGTTCAGCTCGGCTGTGTTATTGGCGTTGGGTGTGAAGAAGTCCATAAGCACTTCTCGTCTTTGTATAAGCTCGTCATTATCAAGCTCGTGAACTCGGTCTGTGATTAGATTAGCCATTAGAAGGGTCTCCTTTCTGGTGTCATTATTGGTATTGCTTGTGCAGTTCTTATCGCTTGGTCAAGTTGTTCTTGGGTCAAGCCGTTAGCTCCGTCTCGTAGCTCTGGGTGTCTCTGCAGGAAGCGTTCATAACGCTCATTAGCAGACATTTCATTTCCAGAGAGAGTTGGGTCTTCGCTTGGGTCTGGTAGCACTTCGCTCCAGTCTATCTGCTTATCGCTTCCTTCTGGGTGCTTCGGTCTAGCGATAGCCACCTTGAAGGTAGTATCTGCACCTTCCCAAGAGCGTTGGCTGTTGTTGTTGCCGATTTCCACTCGGTTCACCTTCTTGATAGCAGTCTCAAGCTCAAGCACCATAGCTCTAAAGCGTGTAGCCGTTGAGCTGTCGTGTGGTGAGTTGATTATCTCCTGCCCCATAGGTGTGATTACAAAGTGGAAGGTAAAGGGCAGTGCAATGTAGTTGTTCAAGAATTTCAAGTAAGCCAGTTTCTGTCCAGAACTCGTGAGCACAAGCTCACAGTT